TACGAGTTCTGGGGTCAATGCCAATAAGTCTTTATTCATTTTCGATTCCTTTTCAATGGGGTTACTCTTTTACCACGACCAACACTAGACTTCTGACTAACCTTGGAGCGATATTGGCTCTTCGACATCTCGGACCGTGTCTTGGGTGTTTTACTACTAACACGTTTGCTGGGTCTGCAATATGGTGTGCTACTTCTTTTTGTGCCACATGGCTTACCAGATTGGTCTTTCCAACCCTCTTTTTCCCAACGCTTTAAGCTACTGCCAGCCTCACTTTTACGCACCTGGCCTTTCTTCTTGCGACACTTGGCAATGGCCTGACTAGCACGTGCCGATGGAAACACCTTGTACGAGCTTTTAACCTTGTTGTAGCATGCATCTTTCTTGCTCATCTTCTACTCTTCTTGCCTACGCACTTCCACTTCTTACGGGATAGATTGTTTGGACTGTTAGGATCGTTACGTTTTTCGGCCGACAATCGTTTCTTAATACCGTAGCTTCTGGCGCAATAGCTGTCGCCTTTGGATGTTCCCGGTTGTATACGATCCTTGCCACTCTTTGACTTGCCAGCTTGCCCATAGGACACCTTTTTTGTTCGACCAGTCTTTTTATTCTTAACAACTTTGACAAACCGCTTGCCTTTGGCCGGACTGGGCTTGGAGCGTTTTTTAGGCATTGGTGACCCTCACAAACTTAGCTTTAATCTCATTGATTATTGTAACAACCATATCTACCTTTTGCTCAAGCAACGTTAACCTTTTGTCCATATCGCTAACTTCAGACACTAACTCTTTACGCATTGCTTCTTCTTTGTCTTGCAACTCTTTAATAACCGTATCATATCTAGACCGAAGTTCTTCTTCTTTACGCTCTTGTTTTGTTTCACGTTCATCGGCCCTACGCTGCAAGTCCTTATTTTGTTGATACAGAAATATAGCAAATGCTAGATTGGCACCACCACTCATAATCATCTGCATAACATCTGGTTCCATAATACCTCCAAACAACAAAAGGGCCTTTACCGTAGTATAGACCCTTTTGAAAGGTTAGTCCAACAGATTATCCGAAGAACAATACAGTCACGGTATCAGAAGAACCGGGTGCAGTACCAAATGTTACTAGACCAACACCACCAGTACCACCAGTAGCACTAACAGTATATTGATCAGCACCGGGGCTAGAAGCAACTTTCTCGATAGCCAAACCATTCAAGTATACAATAGTTCCATCAGCCAAGTCAGCATCAATAGCAGCTGGCAAGTCAAATGCAGTTTTAGTTCCATTTTGCCCAGACAATGACGTGTAAAGTGGAGCAAAAGCAAGCTTAGCACCAGTTACCTGAGCATCTGCAATAGCATCAGTAGATACACCGTCATCAGCAATAGCAAGACCATTAGCACCAACAGTTAAAGAACCGCCATCAAGTTTAACTTCTAGAACACCAGCATTGTCTTGCAATCCTGAACCAGTATTTAGTTTGTCTGCTGGAATATTCCCAGCCAACTTACTGTTTGCTACAACACCATCTGCCAACATTGCAGAATCATTAATAGCACCATCAGCAATCTTTACTGCAGTAACAGCATCATCAGCAATCTGTGCTGTATTAATACCTGCATCTGAAACTTTAAGACCAGATGCAGACAATGCAAGTGTAGCACCATCAAGGTCAATAGATAATACTTGTGAGCTTAATGCAAGACCATTACCAGCAACTGAAGCATCTAAGACAAGCTTTCCACCGGCTTCAGTAAATGCAGTGTCAAGCTGCAACTTGTCTGCTGGAATAGAACCGGCCAACTTAACAGCAGTTACTGCAGAATCAGCAATCTGAAGTGTTCCTACACCTGCAGTGTTAATCTTAAGACCACTTGCTCCAGTAGCAAGTGAAGTGCCATCAAGGTTAATAGCAAGGTCAGATACAGCAGCAGAACCATCATATGACGTGATTGTGATACCACCAGTAGAAGCAGCAGACAAAGCGTTAAGGGTTCCACCAAGTGCTACACCTGAGATAGTGCTGTTAGCAAGCTTATTGTTTGCAATAGAACCGGCCAACATATCGTTGTCAATACCACCATCTTTTACTTGAAGTGAATCTCCAACAATCTCAATAGATGAATCATCTACATTAACACTAAGAATATTACCAGTCTTAGAAAGTCCATCACCAGCAGTAATGTTTGCAGCACCATTAAACTGAGTAAATGTAATCTCAGTCGTTCCAAGTGTTACAGAATCATTTGTACATACATAACCAAGGTCTGCATTGTCTGTACCCTCACGTACAAATACAGCAGCACCTGGAAACTCATCGCCACTATCCATGTCTGACGAACGTTCCCATGTAGAAGCCTTTACTAAGTAAATGCCGTTTTCATCTGCACTTGATTGGTTTTTAACAAGAACTCTGTCATCAGCTGAAAGGCTAACGCCATCAATAGTTTGAGTACCTGATAATGTAATGTTTGCTGTGGTTGCAACACGTACTGATTCTTTCCAATGAAGTCCAGCAAGCAATCCATCAACATACTGTTTGGTTGCTACATCTGAATCTCCTGCTGGTGTTGCAGCACGAAGAATACCAGAAGCAAAGCTAAAGGTTTGAGTTAAGTCAATCTTCGCTGGCGTGACGGCCGTATTGCGAATCTGTTCGGTTTTAATAGTTACTGCCATGATAGACTCCTATTTTTCAATGAATATTGCGACGAGAGTATCGTCTGTTGTGGGGGTAAAATCAGTAGAAAAGGTTGTTTGGGAATCTTCAGTTATCTCTGTAGAGGTTTGCTGAAGCCCATTCCAATATACCTGAAGCGTACCGCTTTTGTAGGCTACAGAAACTGTGAAACTTTGAGTCGATCCATCACACTGGTCTGTGAGTTCTTCTTTACCGAGATTTACAGTACCGCCCCCACCCTCAGGTTCAAAGGGATTGGCGACTGGCATTATTCACTCCAAACAATACAGCTGTTTGCTAGTGTACATGTACCTTGGTCAATCTTAATAAAGACGTACAGTTCATCGCTATTAAAAAACTGTTGTAGTGGTAACTGAAACTGATAAACAGCAACACCACTATTAGTAGTAGTTAGTCCCAGCGCAAGCTCACCATCAGTATCTGGAAAGAAACTGTAATCTCCATCAGAATCACAGGATACCCGTAGTGTTACGGTTGGAGTAGCACTACCACCAGTGATATTGGTAACTCGAATATAAAAACCCTCTACAAAACCACGAAACCGCTGACCAGCATTTAGGTCTAATTCATTGTTTAACAGTGAATGTGTATGCACTTTGGCTTTATCAAATAACGTACCAATACTGGCCACATTGCTAGTGATGGTGCTGCTATGATAATATTTTCCAAACTTAGCCATATCTTCTCCTACTTCTTCCAATATGTTTATGCTGCTCTTGCAACATCGTAACTATACAAACATTACAAGGGTTTGTCAATCTTCATCTGTATTATCTTCTGGGACATATTCCATATCTTGCAACTGTTTTTCGTATTGATTACGAAGTTTACGGATTGAAGATATTGTATCTTTCATTACTTTAAGCTGTTGCTGTTTTGGTGTGTCCATGCGTGCTGGCGTAAATAAACCAAAACCAGCGGCCAAACGTTCTGCCGGCGTTAAACTAGCATATGTACTACCGGCTGGAGCAAGCGGCCGCAGATACGAGTTAATCATTGTTTCAATACCAGTTAAACTACCAAAGGTTCGTATAGCACTTCTCTTAAATGTTTTTGCTTGTTCTTTGTCCTTAAACTTGTACAGATAACCATTATAGTTATTCAACTTGTCTGGACCAACATACTGAGGATACACTTGACTACCAGTAAAGTATTCAATCTGAGCAGCAATATCTTGTGGATCACCATTGCTAATAGACGATGCAAACTGCACATACGTTAATGGCGTATATGAATACACATTTGCAAAGTTTGTATCCAATAAAATATCTGATAGATTCTTTATTGCTGGGTCTAACATATTAAAGACTTGTTCAACTGGTTGATTAAAATCACCACCTAATCCAGAATACAACAATGCACTTTGAAACTGCAAAGCTTCTATTGCTGGTATTGGTGGTAGCATCTTAAAGTATGCTTGACGACCAGCCTTATCTTCTTTGTATCCAAACCGTACACGTGGTTGCGCAAAGTCTGGATAATACATTTCATATGGTAACTCTTGGTCATCGTTCATAACCTTGTACAACTTGTTTATATCACGAGTAACTTTTAACGTATAGGCATATCGCTTCAAAATACTTGGATCTGAAAACGCTCGTACTAACGAAAAATTGTTAGAAATAAAGAATGATATAAACACAAAAGCACTATTAATAACACGACCACCATTACCCTTAAAAAATATTTCATTGTAGTCAAACAATGAACGAGAAGCTAGTTTGGCCGATTCATCTAAACTACGACCATCCTTTAATGCTTTCATTAAAACAGCACCTCGAAACGCCATATCACAACCACTAGCAAAACCAGTAGTCTTATCGCCTAAAAAGTTTACACCTCGTAACATATTATTCAACACACGCCCTGCACCACTGCCAATACCAACACCGGGCTTTTGAGTAGCATGTTGAATATCCTTTAATAGTTTACCATCACGCAGTGACGATAGAACATATGTAAACTCAGTCTTGGCCCCTGTTGCTTCC